AACCAATTCACACATATTTTGTGTGGTTTCACATTTCCATTTCTCAATGGTTTCAAGTTCTAAATCAGTTGGATATTCATTATACATCGTACCCTCTTTTAAATGGTATATGGCAAACTACATATGAAGGTGTTTCGATCTTTACACCGTCTGGAGACTCCTTTTGTAATTCCTGAATAAATGACCAATCATCATATCCGTAGCGGTTTTCACTTAGCCAACGAGCTGATAAGTCCCGCCTGTGAGCAATATTTGACGTGCCGCAAAGACCTAACTTCAAACTGCATTCCCGTTCCTTAAACTGATCGCCCTGCAACGTCATATCATTAAACCAAACCCAGTCCCCGGTGAAGTGCTTTACAATGGTTGAAACGTGATCGGTTCCTAAATAGTCATCAGCATCTAAGTAGCAGATAATATCGCCGGTTGCATTAAATATGCCCTCGTTCCTTACTTCACCGCTAAATAATGGCTGCTTATCAATGTAAATCAGTTTTAATTGTTTATTCTTAATGAAATAAGGATAGTTCCTTGAAATTATATTAAATGATAATTGACATCCATCGCAAACCACAATAATTTCATAATCAATATAATCCTGACTTAATGCAGAATCAACAGCCCTCATCAATTTCACTTCCAGATCGCTTGCTGAATGCTTGCGGGGCGTGAGATTCGATGGAATTATTACAGATACTTTCATTTAATCTGGTTATTATAATCAAACTCATTTAATTCAATGATTCCTGTAATTCCTATGAGTTTACTAAATGCCTTTAATTCACAATATTCTTTTAATTGTTCAGTTTTCGGCATAAATAATTGTTGAATAAAGTGCTGTGCTATCCACAATTCACCATCATCTTTTTGATATAATGCAAATATTAGAAAGTATCTCATTCTTCAGGCTCTAAATAACTAACCGCTTCATCCGGTATCCACATTAAATTATGTCTGCAATTATAACCTCCTAATGAGATTTCAACCGGCACATCCCAATTTTTACCCGCCCAATCTTCAGTCTGCCATGCTTCCAAGTCCTCACGGGTAAACACGCCATTAACTTTTTCAGCGCACCAATCGCGGGTGCTTCTTATCACGTCCCCAGAGTAAACGAATGAAGTCAGGCCGTATGTATCGGCAATATTCAAATCAATAGAGCGTTGCACGTTGCTGAAGGTGTCATAGGCGTAAGTTCTTAGATATTGCTCCATTGCACCGTTAACCGTTTCGTCACCTTTTACCAATGTTTCAAGTCCGGTTTTGAGGTCGTCAAAAGAAGACTTTGCACTCACATTTTGCAGGACAAAGTCCGTTATCTTATCCCGTACCTGACTGCCAGCGGTCAACCGGTCTAAATAACTGCCTGAAATGATCTCGTTTTTAGCGATGTCAATACCGATCTGTTTACTAATTAAATCAGTGGTTTTGGCGAAGTCCATCGCTATATCAAACTGTTTACCGACTGCCATAAAATAACCGGCCTCAATATCTACGATTGAAACCAGGTCTTTAGCGAAGTCAAGAATAACGGGTTTATAATGCTTATCCTGGAAGGCCTTCCACGTGTCGCCTAATTGATTGACACGGGTAATGTTCTTGGAGTTAAATAAGAGATTGCCGTTTTCATCGGTTTGTAGTGAGGCAATGAATTTATCCTTTAGCAGGTTATAAAGTTCGACCTGTAAACGGATCGCCTCTTTGCCAAATTCAGCCTCCATCGATTCCAGGGTTTTGATCTCTTTGGCTGATTCGTATTCTATGAGGGTTTTTAAGTCCGCCATTCTATCGTATAATTACCGCTTTCATCTTTCTTTGGCAACATAATACTTAACATAATCTCTCTCATTTGTGGCCCCGGTTCAATCCGATCATCTTCTTCATCCCTAACAATCCGGCGTTCGTCTATTTCCCAATGCAAAACATTAGTAATAAGTGTTCCATTAAATATCCATTGATTATTACCACAATATTCAGCAACAGTCCAATCATTGTTGCTATCTTTAAGACGAATCCAATAAAACCCCGGCTCTCTCATGGCTTTGCTTTTATTTGTTTCCACGTAACCAACATTGTACACTTATAACGCTTACCGTTAAATGTCGCATCAGTGCTTAATGTTGTTTCATCGCTATTGCAATTAATAGCCAACTCGGCAATTTTCAGTAAAGCAATTTGACCTACAGTTTCTAACGGCCGCTCGTTTAGCATCTCCATTGTTATGTCTGATTTTTGCTTATCTGTCAGTACTTCCATAACTCAAATTTTCGGCTAATATACAACAATATTCTTTAATTCGTACATTATGTTATAAATTTAGATTTATTCTAAATAACAGGCTCTTTAACAGGGTTGAAAACAGGGGCCGGGGCGGGAGCGGGTGTTAACTCTAAAACCCTCTTATCTAATAAGTCTTTTTGAGCCTTCCTGTTAAGTTCAAAGAACCCGGGATTAGCCATTTCCAGGTCGTCAAAGATAAACCCAAAGCAGCTAAACAGAACCTTTGCGCTTACGGGCGTGTACGATTGTGTCATTTTCAACGCGATCACTTCCATAGGATCACCAGGGAACGGGTGGAAGTATTTTAGCGTAAAGTATTTAGCTAAAGCCGTCTTATCTTCTGCGTAAGTTATCCGTGCGATGTCGTCTTCAATCGCACCTTTGACATAAGACGAAGCCCCGGCGGTATTAGCTAAACTCAAATCTGAGTAATAACCATCGATTGACTTTAATTTGAAGTCCTTGCTGAAGGTAAAGGAAGCGTTTACAGGTATCTCAGTTATCTTACTGATCGTAGATACCATAAATTCCCAATCCTTCGCCATAGCCTTTACTAACGGGTAAAGGGTATCGTAAACCGCTTGCATATCGATATTCCTGCCCGTTGCGGTTTCTGCGACCTCCTCACGTGAGTAAATCTCACTATTATAGACAAACTGTAAAGCCTGCTTAGATAAGTCTTTAACGTATTGATCCATGAATTGCACCAGGTCCACCGGAGGATACACGTAATAAACCATCTGCGAAAGGTCAAAGACGGTTTCTTTATTCGCGTCTTTAGGCATTGGTATAATAATAGCATCCTGGGCCGAGGTGTGAATCACATAACCCGTTCCTTTGCACGTTCTGCATTGTCCCGATCCGTCTAACAGTTCGCCGTCTTTACAGCTTCTATTGGTGCATTTAGGGGCGTAAGTGATTTTTTGCGGGAAAACATGAAGGGCAATCGTTAAATCCAGTTCTGATTTAGACTTAACCAGGTTCATCAAAACCGATTCGGCAGCCCACCAAGGAGGCAGGAAAGTAGCCCCGTTAGTGGCTAAGTCCCTCATGTAACCGGGTTGAAAACAAGGCACAAAGCCTAAATTATGCGGTTTTGGCTCCCTTATGATGTAGTAATTATCTTTGATTCTGATTACGGTAACATTTTTACCCGTCAAAAGTGAGGCCATGATGGCCTCGTCCCCGTCTGCAAGGTTCTTTAGCTTGTTTAAAGTCGGCTCGTCTTTGATCCGCTCGAACTTCATAGAGTAGTTAGGCCAATAACCGGTAAAGTCGTCATCGATTAAGGCTATTAAGTACTGAAGTTTGTTGTTATCGTACTCGTAATAAATAGCCTGCTCCGATTTGACTTCAAACGGATAGGGTTTCGCGTGCTGGTTCTTTTCAAACGGCTTCCACTCCAGGCATATAAACGCGTTCGGGTCGGTATCATTCAATTCAATCCAGCGAATATCCATATAATCATCTAACGTGGAATCGCCCCAAAACTCCTTTAAAATCTTGTTAAAATCGGTTAATGCCTGCGTCTTGCTGGTATCGGTTGAAATAACCCTTGTAATGGAGTTTGACCGGGGTACTTTAAATTCAATATCCCGGACGTTCTTACATACTGAAGACGTTATCTGTTTTGTCAGCTTCTTACGCTGCTCAAATTGCTCTTTGGTTTCCCTCTGGTTGAACTGCTCCATGTAATCATCCAGCCCGGCCCCTGATACGATTGCCCGCCATGCCTTAGTACGGCCTGTTTTGGGATTATTTAAGTAATCGTAGTGTTCATGCCGCTTTTCATTTCTAATAACGTCTATTAATAATTCTTTCATAACTATAAAATTAAATCAATGTAACCATCAAAAGCACTCATTAAGAGGTAATCTAACCCACAATCCGAAGCATGGCCATACTCTTCATAACTGGACCCGCCGTGATCGCTTTTCTTCTTCTTAAACTTTTTACCTTCTGCGTCTTCCTGCACCATTTCACAATCTGTTATAAGATTCTGGCAGGAGGGATCAATCAATAGCCGGATATTATACTTATTGCTTAAAATCCTGTTTACGAAGTCGCGCCGCTTTCTTATCAATGGGTTGTTATAAGGAACCCGGCAGGATGAATTAGATAACCATTTACCCAGGACCCGTTCAAGTATATCGTAATCATTCTCCTTGCCCCTGGTATCGCGAGCGCGCCCGGTTGCATCTCCATAATAATAAAGCCCTACACCTGAATTTAAAACGTCTTCATATTTCTCAGCAAACTTCCTGCATAGTGATTCGGTATTATTTAAAGGGTTTTTTAGGCAAAATTCATCAATGTAATTAACTCTATATATATCATCTGCCTCATAGATTTGAGCAACCTCCATTGTGATATAAGGCACCACGTTAAAGTCTAAAGTAATATGCAGTGGTTTATCTTTAATCAGTTCGCATTTCTCAATATGCTTAGTATAGACAAAGTTATAATAGAACTCGTTACCAGTCCGCACGCCCCCCCATTCTCCAAGCGTATAAACCTTATAATCGTTAGGGTTAATGTCTTTGAGTATCTCCAGCTGCAGAATGTCGTCTTCTGTCAACCACTTAATAGCATCCTTATACGTGGCGTGGATATAAGTGCAATGAGGGGCGTAAAACTCATTATCAAATAACTCTCTTTTCAACCAGTGATTAATAACGACCGGGTTAAAGACTAAGTAGATTTGTATGCCTTCCTGACCCCTGGCCCTTCTATTGAGTTCCCTGAAATCGTCAAATTCCAGTTGGTTAGCCTCTTCAATAAATATCTTTTTAATCCCGTAAATGGATTTGATCTTTTCAGTGTCGTCCAGGCCTTTGAAAAGGATCTTATTGCCTGTGACTTTATTCACTATTCCCAAAGGTGAAACCCTAAACTGAAACTCATTATAAAGCCCCCACCCGTTTATAATAGCGACCAAGTTATCATAACATGAATTGACTAAATCGGTGTTATACTTGCGGATTACAAGCCAATTGCCGGGTGTTTCAAAGGTATCGATAACGATATGCTGCATTAAAGAGTAGGATTTGGAAGCTGAAGCCCCGCCAAAAACAATTACAAAGCGGGTTAAAGCAGCCCTGATCTTGAAATAGACATCAGAGAATAAGCCCCGCTTAAATAGAATGTTAGGCTTTTCAACTATCATCGTCATCAAATCCAATCTTTAGTCCTTTCTTAAAATCATGGTTAATATCTAATGTTGACTTTTGGCTGTTTATCCGGTCGCTTTCCGCTTCAGTTCCAATAAGTTTATAAAGTGCAATTTGTAAGGCAGGTGAAGCGTCCGTTTTCTTCCAATGTTTTCTTAATCCAGCCTTGATACTAACTTTGTTTTTTTCGAGTGCATCTTTTATAGAGTCTAATTTGTCAAGATCATGGTCATAAAATGTCTGCTTAGAACATGGTAAATAAGAAATAACCTCCTCTATAAAAACCAGGTCATTTTTCTTAATGGCTGTGAGTGCCGTTGTTTCCAAGTCTTTTGTTTTGTATGCCATTATTGAAACAATCTATTTCCCTTTTTTAAATTATCTACTTTCAGCAAGGGCTGTAAGTTGCATAAATCCCAACACATTTTAAAACCCTTATCCTTATGGCTATTATATTGAAATATGCTTGCTGGTATCTTATGGTCTATATGCCAATAACTTCCATAATTATTCCAAGTCATACCATCTACAAACTTCGATTCAAGGTGTTTCATTAATTGTTCTACTGAATATCCTAAAATCTCAAATGTCTTATTTTTATTCTTATTCTTAAGATGATGTCTTAATAATGCTGCGAAATTTGTCTTAACTTTAAATGTAGGGTCTAAGTACCTTCGTTCTATTACCCGGCTACTTGGTGTATAATCGTTTTTATAATCAAACTTCCTTTTGTTGTTTGTGGGTGCTACCATTTTACGAGCTTTTCTTATTATATCTCCAAACCCATCCTTTTTTTCATAATCATAAAATGATTGCCGGCTCTCAAAACCAAGACAATAACAAAGTCCTGTAATTGTCGGGACATCTATTTCAATAACTTGTTGATTTGGTTGTTTACCAATGATAACCTTCCGCTTAGTCACTGCGGTATTAAAATAGTTATCTATGGCATTCTGCAATTCATTAGCGTTCTTAAAAATAGGAGGCCTACCAGCTGACATCAAACTAATCTTATAGTTAAGCAGGCAAAGTTACAACATTATGATTCATTTGTCAAGTTTTTTAAGTAGCACACACATTAGATTGCCTTTTTCATCGATCACGGTCCTTATCCGGTTACCTTGTCCCCACTTTTCGGAGTCAAAAACCTTGTAAATTTCCATTTCTGCTATTGCCAAGTTGTTAATACTTATCCAATTTGTTAACAATCTATCATTTATCTGTTGGGTAATATGGCTGAGTTCCCAACCATAAACATCTTCATAGTAGATGTCCTGGTTGTACGGGAAGGTTAATAACAGATAACCGTTAGGCTCCAAAAGTGCGACCATGTTCGTAATGGCTGTATAACTATCACCAACATGTTCAACAGTCGAAATGCAGGTAATGAATTGATACTTACCTTTCAGCTTTGATTTTAGGATGTTATCCTTTATCACCGGGTAATGCCGGTTGAAGTGATGTTGCCACCAGCCCATCTTAAAATCCGAGGCAGTAACATCATACCCGCAGGAAGCGACTAAGTGAGGGAAGGATGAATGGCCGCTGCCAATATCTAAAAGTTTTCCGGTGCAATACTTATTAATCATTCTTAAAGCGAACTCATACTCTACGCCGCGTTCAATGATTACCTTAGGACGTTTCCTTATTTCAGACCTCATGATTAAGGTTAAGGGATAGCTTATAAGCCAAAAGAATAGTTTTACCAGTGGTTTCATTTCAATAGGGATTTCATTTTGAAACAAAATTTAAGTAAGCATTATGTGCCTCATCAGCATTATTAAAAGTCCCTATATAAACCCTTTGCCCACCCTTTGATGCCTTAGCTACAAATTTATTTCTGTTTTTATAAATCCCAATACGGCCGGTTTTGTTACCTTTTTTCATATTCATCATATTTTCCCTATTCGTAACAATCCTCAAATTACATTTTCTATTATCCAATCCATTATGATTAATATGATCTATTTGCATATTGTCGGGCGGTTGCATTATTATTCTGTGCATACGAACACATTTGCAAATATCAATCTCATCTGTACCCCAAAAATGTTCAGACCGAACTGCATAATAAGTACATTTAGCTTTGAGTGTGTACCATTTCCATTGCATTAAAAAATCATAATCTTCATCGTCAACTAATGCAACCTGACCTTGTGTTAATTTGATTTCTTTCATATAAGTAAACCCCGAATGAATGCAAAGGCAATCCGGTCGCTCAGGTATTGAGCAAATGGCAGTGCAAACAAACGGGGCTTTAATTTCATTGTTACCGAATTGCATTACAAAGATAAACAATATTTTGATAAAAGCAAACATTTTTATTGCACTTCTACTTTCAATATTACTGTTTTCATGGTAGTTTTATTTTACGTGTAAATTCAAAGTCTTTATACTTCGTAATCCAAAATGATCCATTACCAAATCTCAGAATGAAATAGGACGTATATTTTGCCATAGTTCTATTCCAGACGTTTCCAAGCATTGTATAAATATATCTTTTCATTTCACAATTATTTCAATGTCGATGAGTTCGGCATCTTCGGGCAATATTGTTGGTATCTCATTATAGTACGGCAACAAATCATCTACCTCCATTACCAGTGTTTCTGATCCATAATACCATAAATTCGTTCCCCGTTTCCTTAAAGCCTTCGCCTTAATGACGATCTTGGATTGCAGAATATTTATAGCATCAGCAAGCGCATTGTTATAATCTGTCCATAACATTCCATTTCTTTTCAGTGCTTCGATTTCTTTTATAAGCTCTTCCATATCATTCGGGTTTGTAGGGTTCGGGGAGTTCACGGAAGGCGATTATGTTTGTATTACAATTCCAATATTTATCCCAAAACCAAGCCGTTGTTACATCTCCATTTTCGCCTGTTACAATATGATTACCGTTAGTGGGTAAATTCTCCGGGTACGGTTTCCATTTCCCCGCTTCGTGGGCGGAGATGGCGGCGGCGATTATGGCATTCAAATCATTTGTAAACCATAATTTTGACATTTCTGGATTAGAATATCTTTCTATGAAATCAGCTTTTAATACTTCAAATTGCTTTGTCATGGCTTATTGGTTATTGGTTAAAACTTTTATCAATATAATCAGCAACTAATTTTCTCGCCTCTTGAAGTTTATTCACAGCTTCAGTTAACTTAATGTCGTTCCCCATTTTTTCAACTTCCAATACAGCATCATATATAGCTTTTTCACTTGGTTTCCATTTGTCTACACAAATTCTGCGCGGAAGAGATGTATCATTAGAATTTTCAACTATTGTGGTTGTGACACCACTTCCTACCATTCCCCGCATAATTTCACCTCCACAAAAAGGACAGAATTTCCAATCATAGGGGAAGTCTAATATTTCATAATGACAATCTGTTTTATAAATAAGGTTATCCCCAACCCTTCTCCAATAACATCCCCTAACGATTGGTTTAAACGTATCTACAGGCTCATTATTTAGATATCCAACCATTTCATTGTTATCTTCTTTTTTATTAAATAGCCAGTGCCTGGCCCAATATGCCGAAAGTATAATAGCTGCGGAAAATATCATTCCTAATATGATTCCTGTTATAAATGCGTCCCATTCATTAGCTGTTAACGGGCTGTTTAAAAATTCAAAATCCATATTTTATAACTTTTAAAGTGCGAAAAGGGGATGGGCCTATACACCCATCCCAAATAATCAATGAGTGAGATTTTCAAATGTTGTTCCATTGTCTGTCATAATGTAATACACATCGCCTACGTACAACGGATGGATTTCGTTTCCACCATCACTGGTAATAAAGCCATAGATTCTTCCATCATCTTTAAAGTTAACATCTGGCTCCACGCCATTCCAATAGCGCAGTAATTTGTCAAATTCTTCAGGTGAGCCGTCTTTCATAACAGATACATAGCTGTTTCCCAAACAGTCCTGAGATCTAACGCCACTTTTTTTCATTACTCGTCTTAAAGTATACATATATTTATGAATTTATATTGTCCCGGCTTAACCTGCGGGATTTAAGGTTTTTAAATGATTAATAAATTCCTCAATTTCATTTCTTAATAACTTTATTTTATTAATGAAATCTTCTTTTGTTTCATCAGGTGTAATATGGAGGTTGATTTTATGCCGACAATCCGCTATCTCAATAAAAGCATCATCAGTCATCTTCCCCCTGTATTTAACCTTCCCGCAATAAGCCACAACTGAACTGGTAGAATCTGACTTTTCACTTAACCACGTCTTTTTAATGTAGGTTGTCATGGCTTTAAAATTGGATAACGATTTCTTAAATCTTCCGCTAACTGAGGGATAAATGGTTCAATAGCATCAGCATAAGCATGAATGGCTATTCTGCAAGCGCGAATATGATTAATATCATCCCCGTTTTCATCAAGCCTTAATACGAAATATTCAGAATTTGGCTCAACAGGTTTAGTAATGAATTTGAATTGTGGACTTCCAAAAAAGTCATTATTTAATCTCACAGTTTTTACTACTTTACTGATTACGTATTTTACATGAAGCCCATTAGGATTGTCTTCTTTAAATTGTATTCTTTCTTTTGTCATGGCTTATTGGTTTATTCGTTAAAGACAATTTTCAAGTTTCTCGATATATAAATCGAGTGTGTTTTTTGGTATAACATAAGCACCTTCAATAACTTCGTAGCGATTACTCATGCTTTCCAGTTCTTCAATTATTAGTTTTAAATCCACACCCTCAGGTTGCTGGCGGTAGGCTTGTTTTAAAGATTCGATGAGTTCAAAACTGTCAGACAAGCAATCCTGAACCATTCCAAGGACATCACTATCCGTTGATCCAAAGTCCTGTTCAATGATTGTAATGTTTTCCCGTAATTCTTCAATAATATTTAGTATCTCCTCCTTTGTTTTACCATCGGAGGCGGGGAAAAGTATATTTAAATCATCTATAAATTCAAGAATATCCTTCATTCTTGATCTTGACAACTCTAATAGCGCCTTTTCACTTGCGGGTATTTTTTGGTATTCTATTAATAATTCAGAATGTTTTTTCTGTAACTTTTCAATCAATTTTTCCATATCAGTAAATTATTTTATAATCCCAAATGACAATATTTTCCTTAAATCGCTTGCGGTCGGCATCAATGGCATCGACTTCGCCCGTGATCGGATTTCTAACCATGTATCCGCGCTGCCAGTAAACATTGAGGGTGTTTTTTACGGTAATCGTATCAACGGTATTTACAGATCGGCCCCATTCGTAGGATAAATACTCTGTTTTTGACGTGTCACACACCAGGAATATGGCCGGCATGGTATCTAACTTTGGCGTAAAAGTTAAGATACCACTTAAATCAACAGTGTCCATTGTCCATGATCTTAAATATTCTTTGTAAATAGAGTCCACGTCTTGCGCCTGGCAACCCAATCTGAATAAAAGTAGGACAAAGATTGGTGTTTTCATAACAGTTCAGGTATTTCGTAAATGTTTCCGATTACTTCAATATTACGAATGGCTCTTAATGCTATATGTGTTCCGTCCTGGAGCGTGTAAAATCGGAGATGTTTACCACAAAAACATCCTTTATTAAAAATAACAGCCCATTTAGCAGCACTATTTTGAATAATATCCCCCTCATAAATTTCCCTCCCGTTTTTATCCGTTAGGCCGGTGAATTGCCCGACTGATTCTATAATTACAGGAATAGCATTTTCTATATTTCGCAATCCACGATAAATGTAAGCATCACAAACAGTATTCTCTTTTGTTTGCGGATCATAATTACACATTAAAAATCCATATACCCAAATATGAGGGGCATCGATTGTCATTCCGCGAAACTTAATTTCTCTTTTCATAACTCTGGTTTTGGGGCGTTTAAAATATCTTCAGCAAAACCACCATCGATATATGCTTTTTCACATATTTCCCGTTGCTCTTTTGCAAACGCTTCGCAGAGGGCTTGCAGTCGTTGGTCAAAATTATAACACCACCCACACTCCCTTGGCTCCCATTCAACATCCGTCCCTATTTCAATTGGTTGTCCTTTTTCGTCCTGACCATATCGCATAACCTCTATTCCATCTGCAATAGTGCCAGACCCGTCACAGTCTGGACACATTGTTTTTAATTCCTGTTTTAATTCTTTCGCTGTTTTCATGTGTCAAATATAAGTAATTATTAACTATTTGTCAAGTAATCAGGGTTATATGTATTTAGTCTAAATTACCATAGCGGGATTCCTTTCGCCCGGCTTAATTCAGTCGCCTTTTGTTTGTAGAATTTAGCGATCTGATCTAACTCGAATTTACCTAAATGGAATGTTTTATGCTTTGCGGACTCCAATAATAAAACCTCATTTTCTCCGTAAATTTCAACCAGCTTTTTTCTGAAAATAACCGCTTTACCCTGTCCAAACTTATTGCAGCCTCCACATTGCGATCTTGTGTTTTTTTCGCTAAAGCGGGTCTGTTTATGCTGGCGTTCTACATAATGACCGCATTGAATGTACTTAGGCTCTGACATATGGCCACAAGTGAAGCAATGACAAATGCCGTTTTCATCAGCATCTTCCATTCTTCGCCATATTGAGAACCATTTATCCGCTTTTTGGATAGGTGTCATCTCATTAGTGTTTCAATTCTTTAAACAATTCCCAATTTCCCCCAATGTTTTTCCCTTGAAATGCCCTAATAGATTTCTATTTGTTTCCCTCAAAGTTTCAATAGTAGCATTATTTTTAGCAATAGCCTCAAAAATATCGTTATCAATTTCAACCCATGAGATATAATCGTTTTCGCTATAATTGGATATTTGCGACTTTACCCCATTTATTTCTTTAATAAACCGTCCATCCTTTCTTATCCCAACGATTTCAACTTTCTCAAAAGGTTTATATTTACTTCTGGCAGTAAATGACTTGAATCCTGAATTTTCTTTCAAATAATCATCTATTGCTTTTTTTATGATGGAATAGGACTTTTTATCTTTATCCCATCCATCTATTGATGTTGAAAAGGTTTCATTATCTGTGTTGAATTTAATATCAACACCCCTGTAATTTTCAATCAATACTATCATGGTTTTAGTTTTTAAATTGTTTTCGTTTCAATTCTTTAAAATAGTCGCTTAAAATTTCAATGTCATGCTTTAATTTCTTTGAAATAATCGCTGTTTTCAAAATCAGTGATTACCCTGTCAACTTCAAACTTAGACGGCTGCCCCTGAAGATACCAGGCCAAAAATTCAACTGCCATATCATGGGCGTAATCTTCCATAGCTTTCAGTTGGTTTTCAGTTGACACCTGCAAAGATTCATCCATGTAGCTAAATAATATTTCTTCTTTTGCTCTCATTAGAATATCTCTTTATCGTTAATCTTACTGTCAAAATCGATTACTTGCTCAATAGGCTGGTTAATTAGCCAGTTCGAATTGTCCCAAATATCAACGGTTGACCCTTCATTTTCAAACCGGCCATTATTGTAATTATAACGAAGTTCGTATTTTCCGCATTCCCCGAGGTGCTTAAATTTCACCTTTTGAACATGAATCTGAACCATGTTTTCAAATCCGGTTCCTTCCTCATTTGATAACCTATAAATTGAAAGCCCATAATCAGCTTTGTTGTAAAAGTGTGCTGATCCTGAAATATCGTACAAAGAAGGAACTTCGAATATTTTACCGTTCTTATTCATCTTTTTTGGGTGTGCAACCAGTATCACCATAACGTTATTAAACCGGGCAAACATCTGTAACTTATCTAAAAACCTGCTTATGTATTGCGTTTCGTTTTCACCTCGTCCGGCCTGGTACTCGAGTTTATTGTAAGGATCAATGATTAAAACCTTTATTCCTTTGGATCTTATCAGTTGTTTTGCACCCTCCAAAACCATTTCAACACTGTAATCTTCCTCATCCATTAAATAGAAAAAGTTATCCCGGATATATTCGTAAGCTATTGTAAAATCCTGATCCGTTGTTTTGAACTTATTAAACTGCTTCCCTATGAGTTTTTCAAAGATTTTAGCATAATGAAATTTAAGAGGATAGTTTTCAGGCGTAAAATAAGCGGCCCGCCATCCGAAAAGAATATTCAATTTACATACCAACCAGTCGACAAATTCAGATTTACCGTGTCCGGGTATGCCTGTTATTATTGCTAACCTGCCAGCCTCCCAGGTCACAAACTGATCTAAGCCGGATTTAATTTGAAGTCCTTTTTGTATGCCGTTTTGGTATAAATTTACAATATCACTGTAAATATCACCTACTTTAACAATACCATTTACCGGGAACGGCTTAGCGTTTTTAATTGTTTCTGATAGTTCTAAGGCTCCATACTTACAAAGATATTCGTTAGCGTCCTTGCACTCCTTAAAACTCACAATAAGGCACTTATCCATACCTAAACGCCGGGCTAATTCATCCCTTAATTCAACCCCTTTCTTATCCTGATCGACTGCCAGGTATATCTTTGGACAGGCAAATAATTTAATACATTCTTCTAAGTATTCCAGGTTCTTATTTGCCCCGGCTGGTACTGAGATAACTGATTTTTGCCCAGCCTCAATGAAGCTAAGTAAATCTATTTCACCTTCGACAATTATAATTGAATCAAAATCATCAAACTTAATACTATCCTCATTCCAAAATAACAATTCCGCACCCTGATAAAGTTTGAATGATTTTTCCGGCCCCCGGTATTTGATATTAACCAACTCCCCGGCCCGGAAATAAGGAAAACAGATCACATCGACCTCTTTTTGAAATTGTGGCATATATTCCCGACTGGAATAAACCCTCATTTCGTTTAATGTTTTCTGAGATATAGCCCGGCCTTCAAAATATGTTACCGCCTTATCGGTTAATTCAGTAGTATTTTTGCTTTCAGGAACCACGTAAACGGGTTTTTCTTTGCTCTCATAGGGAAAGAAAGTGGTTTCGCAATGATGACAAAAGCCCCGGTTCCCTTCTTTTTCCCAGTGTACTATCAGTTCTTTGGACTTCCTGCGATTTCCCGAACATTCAGGGCAAATAGTTCTTTTACCCGGGACCGGCTCGAAGTCAAATATTCGCTTTGTTATGCTGCTTTGTATTCTCATTGCTGAAATGCTGGTCTAATTATGCCTGGTTTCTTAATTTCATCAAACCAACGGCCCTGATTTATAAAGGTTGCCGGATTAGGGATAAACTGCCCTGATTCTTTTTTCCACTGATCTGAATTTTTATGATCTTCAATGCTTTTCAGAATTATACTGATTTCAGGTTTATCTTTTGATTTACTCCAAGCCCTTTCAGCATCGATTTTACCGACTTTTTTAGGATATGCAGTCCAAAAAGAAATAAAACCATCTGTATTATTTATTTTCTTTTCTTTTCTATCCTTTACTTTACTTTCCTTTACTTTAATAGTATTACTAACCTCATTCGATTGTAATACGGTCGTATTACCTTTGTATTTATCCCAGCGTTTAGCAACGTTTTCCCGTGCCTTTTCACTTTTGTTTGTGCGGATTTTAAGCCTGGAATTTACCGACTCTGAATAAAAAGTATCTCCATTTACTATAAACAATTCGAAGTCGTTTATTACCGATTTTATAAGGTTGTTATCCGCCCGTAATTCAAACGCTATACGGTCGTATTCCGTTGGTAAGATTCCATCATTTTCATAGAGCATTTCCACAATACACCAATAAGCACCAATACCTTCTAATTTCTTAACCATTAACAAATTGGTTAATTTCCGGTCAGTCCTGGCGTTATAGTCGTGTGAAAAATATTCCTTCATAATAAGATACCATTAATTATTTTAGAAACAGCATCCATGTAAGCATTATGTGCTTCAATGGAAGTATCAAATCTTCCAATCTGCTTAACTTTTCCATCTACCATTGCCATTGCTTTAAATTTTTTATGTGACTTATTTACACCTATAAATCCATTCTTATTTTTTATTATCAAATTCATCATATTTTCACGATGTGTGCAAATTTTTAAATTTGATTTACGATTGTCAAGTGTATTGTGATTAATATGATCTATGACCATATTCTTTGCGGGATTCATTATTGCACGGTGCATTTTTACTACCGTAGTAGTCCATTTTCCGTTTAATTTACGGTAGTTTATTGATCTTTGTGCATAAGGAAATTGTTTATTAATATTAACACACCACTTCCATTGCATTAAAAACTTATAATCTTCAGTATCAACAATAGTTGAATAGCCTTTGGTTAAAGGTATTATCATATAAGAAGCCCCGGCCGGATCGGTATTGACAGTACCAGGCGAATGCAGAGGTACGCGCTCCGATAAGCCACTTTCCCCGGCGGGGGTCTTTTTTAACTGTGAATGTTTTGAAGTTGCGTACATGGTTGTAATGTGTCAGAATTACGGGTGTAAAGATATAACATTAATTCCGATTTGTCAAGTTATTTTATTTTTAATTCAACAAACCAATCATTCTCAAAAGTCCCCTCGCCGCCGATGTAAGGCAGTAGGATATCCCCAGGAAGCCAGCCTTTAGCCGGACATCTGTACTCAAATTCGTTCAGCCGGAAATGATACTCGTCGCCCTCTTTAGTGATCTGGCAGTAATACGACTGACCGACCTGGAGTATAGCGAAAGGGGCAAAGAATCGAACACCCTCGACATAGGTATAGGCATAAGCTTGCAGGCGGTCACCGTCAAACATCCATCCTAACCTTGCTGAATTTTCATGCACCAATCCAAGTGAGAAACCGCAAATCTTATTCACGGCGTTATTATCTTGCAGCCAGGTCGAATTAACAGTGAACTCAAAGCATATCTCGTTGCCCGCGTGCGGGATGGGTGCGGTCGCGGATCGATGGTTACCGGAGCGGATTTGATACAAGTGCGATTCGTCCGGTTTGACGCAAGCGTTATTTATAATTAATATAAATAATATGGCAATTTTAGTCTTCATTATTTAGTAGTTATTATGAATGGGTAACTTCATAAATGCTAACCAGATAGTCCTGCCATGTTTGCCGGTTACATGACCAAATAAAGGTTGGGTTTTTATGACATCCAATATTTGATTTAAAGTGATTTGAATTTCATTCCATTTAAAAATTAAAATCCCATAAGGCTCTAAAACTCTCATACATTCATCAAATCCAGCCCTAATATCTGTTTCCCAAGTGGGAAGAAGTACGCCATATTTCTGAGCCATCCAAGTATTTTTACCCAATTTATTAAGATGTGGAGGGTCGAAAACAACCAATTTAAAACTATTGTCAGGAAATGGAATATTTGTAAAATCCATTTCAATATCCGGTTTTATCTCAAACTTTCTGCCATCGCAAAGGGTAAAATCTTCCGTTCGAATATCTCCAAAAATAACATTAGAGTTGGACTTGTCGAACCAAAACATTTTCCCACCACAACACACATCTAATATAGGTTTATTATTAATCACAGAATGCCTTGTTTAGAACGTTTCTAAATTACTCTTTTTCCCAGTAAAACAGTGTGTCACTGCCTGTAATAGTATCGATTTCTACATACATCCCGCCCGATGGGTAGATAACAGCGTCTAACGGCTGGTAGGTAGTGCAACCCATCAGTGAGATAATGATAGATGCTATCAATACAGCGATCCAGTAGCGGGCAAATCGTTTTTCGTTATTTTTATTCATTATATATAGTGTTATTTGAATAAGTAAACATTATATCAAACTAAGCAAAATTAATACTATTAAACAAATCAAAATGATCCTGAAGTACCAGCGTATCTCTTTGAAAAGTTGGTGATTCGACTTCATGACGCAATGAATTTACCGCAATGAGGGCAACGGTTAACCGTATTTTTAGGCCTGATGGATTGGTGTTTAGGCACTTTTAACCCTACTGTTATCCGATCTCTCAGCAATGTGATTTCTTCCAAAACTTGCGGGTAAATCAGTTCCTTTTTGCTGTTTTTCAATAGCATTTCTTTTTCTAAGGAACGGGCGGCATGATAAACCCCGGCATGATCAAAAGCCTGACCGTTGCCTATTAGTAGCCCTATAATTGCAAGCGGACATTTAGGAACGATCGTACGGGCCAGGTAGCAGATTCGTTTACGCGCCTGGATAGAACTCCCTTTGCGGGTGTGTTCGCGGCATTCTTTCTCCGATAGGCCATAATATTCCGCGACTGTCTTCTGGATGACATCAATCACGGGTTTATAAACCGCTATTTGTACGCGGGTAGCTTCTGAATTAACTGCTTTCATGGTTTTATAAAATAACATGAGAAATACTTTCCTTTCTTCTCGACCCTTTCAGATACGATGTTTAATTCAGGATAACGGCGTTTCAGGTCGTATATCCTTGCGCCTAACCTGAAGCATCCAAACATCTTCAGAGCCTGGATAGGGTTTATTGATAACCCGTTTTTCAGGTGATTCAGGATAAGGTTGCATTGCGTTTCGTTTGTCTTCATGATTTCATATATTAGATTCGAACAAATGAAATGCTAATAATCCCTCATGAATCTGGAATGTTCCGATATACTTATAATCGATTAAACCAAAATCATGTCCGGTTCCAAACATACAAAACTCACGATGTTCTATTTCTGCATCAGGGTCAACTAAGGCCCAAATACACGGGATATTATTTTGAACTTGTACGGTCAATATTTCCGCACCTTTCGGCATAGTCAGCGGTTGACTATCCTGAATTACTAATTGATATTTCCAGATTGTCTTCATGGCTTTGGGCTTATGTAACGTGAATTATTAGGTTTCTTTTCGGTGCATTTGCCGTCCTTATATCCTTTCCTGCCAATGATAAGCAGGATGAAGATGCAGATTATAGCGATGATGAATAAGGTTTTCATGGCTTAATGCTTTGAACGTGCTGCAATATTTTGTCTTTTCCTGGCTTCCCGGTTCTGCTTTGCATAGCTTTTAATCGGGTGCTTTGTAGGATAGAAACCCCACCCGCCATAATGTCCGATGCCGCCATTTATTCCGACATTAACAGTCCCATTTTATTCAGGTGACATTACTGACATGGCTAACATAGCCATAAAAACCCGCGCTAACATTCCACGCTTTTTAGTTGTTTGATTGCTATTGCTTTTCATCACATAAATAATTTAAGGTTATAATAATTCAATTTGTTCGCCCGGCCCCGGGATTTGTACGTTAAGAAATTCCGCCGCCCACCTGGTTATATCTTCAAAATATTCCATCATTTGAACGGTTGACATTTTGGCGGTGCTTCCAACGGTTTGCAGGATTTCACCGGTTTGCTCGTTTACAAGTTCCTGCTTAAAAAAGGTAGCTTTTAGAAATTCATGGGTTGATTCCTTGCTGACTTTATACCCGGCATCATTAAGACCTGACATAACTAAGGGTAAAACCACTCCAAAATAATACGCGTTCTGCATCAATGACCGGCGTTTACGCTTCCTTTGAATAGTTATCTCAATATCATGGCCGGCGAAGTTCCGAACAATCATCTCAGTCATTTCCTTTGCCCGGAATATCTTCACCAGGTCCCCTTCGACACGGCCATAATATGTGAGTTTTAAATCCATGATCAGAAGGGCAATCCCCCGTCATCAGTTGGCGTGTCGTCCTGTATTTCTTCCCGGCCATAACTCCCGGCCTTTCCTTTCATGGAATCACGTTCGTAGTTTACAGTGCTTTCAGGGGCTTCAATGGGTTTCTTATTGATTGTCTTTCCGCTTCCTAAAATAGCGGCTTCACGCCCGGCCTCGCGTTCTTCCTTTGACTGTGACTCCTTAATCATCCAGTCGTTGTATTTGTTGTTTGTGGTTTCGATTAAGACACAATCCAGGTACGTCCCTTTTTCGCCTTTGAAAAGGCGGGACTTGTCAATTTTGCTTACGTCAATTCTTAGTGAGATCATGATTTCACCTCCTCAAAAGTTAATTCATTTTCAATTTTAAAGGCCTCAATATAAGCCTTTGGATCGGTAACATCCGGCCATTGCAGCATGAAGCGTTTTAAATCTTCATAGCGGTTTTCCAGGAAGTCAACCTTTAGCTTTTCAAATTCTTTCAGGCTGTTAGTTCCAAACAATTTTTCGTTTATCAAAACCTTAAAGGCTTTATGTTCATTAGATGTTCCAAAACCTGCCTTCGCGAATTCATTACCGATTTTTTCAATAATGATTTCCCGGCGGTCTTTTTTATCTGAATAAGTGTCAGCGCTTGCAAGGTTTTCTTTCGAACTGGCCCCGGCAACTTCACCAAGTTCAACGGAAAGTATATAGTCAATTACCGGCTCGAAGTCTGAAAAAGTGGGGTTCTTGAAAGTTTGACCGTCAATAATGTCACTACGATCTTTCAAAATCATAGCTTCACGATAAACAACCGGTCGGCCTTCTTCTAAATCCTGAATCATTGACATCCATATATTCAAGTCAGGCTCGTATGGGGTTTCACCTGCCAGTTTCATTTTTACACCGGATTTCACAAATTCTTTTTTATGTGTTTCGTCGTTTTCTTCCATTTCATAGGTATTCCCACCCCTACCTGTGAAAACACAATTACCGTTCAATTCAACAAACCTGGTTGAAAATTTGTTTTGCCAGTCGGGTAAGATTTTACCCCAGTCCTGGAGGGTCATGAAGGCTTTGGGTTTACCGTTATAACCATTGGCCTGCTTGTATTGCTCAATGAATTGATACCATACTTTTGAAAGAGAATCGATAAATATAAAATCGATTTCGCCCTCATTCAAAAGTTGAAAAGCGGTTAGGATGTCTGCCAGTTGATCCGTTTGCTTTATCAATGTCTCAATTCCTGCAGCCTTGAATTTTGGGATTAAAAACCGGGAACCTTTTTCATTGTCAATAAATAACAACGGTTTTGTAAGATTCATTTTTTTGTAACAACCGATAACAAATTCAGCCCCGGTTCTTGTCTTTCCAGACCCGGCAAAACCTCCAAAAGAGGCCTTAATGAACTGGTTGTCTGCTTTAATTTGAGTTGCAAAGTTTTCTAATTTCATGATTTTATTTTTTAAGTTTTAAAAATTCAAGTGCGCTTTGGTATTCAACTGGCTCCTGGTTAAAACAAGATTGACAAACGCAGATAGATAGTGAGGCGGTTATGGCTTCCAACTCAAAGTTATCCGTGCAATCTTCACCGCAAAGATCACAGCATATTTTAGGTGATTCCGGTTCGTCCTCTTCAATGATATGGCCGCCGTAGTATCCGTTTTGCAGGTATGTTGTCATTCCCGGCCCCCTTTCAACTTCTCGTTATAGTCTTCTTTGTCTAGGCAGTAGACATACCCGCTATTGAAGCCTTCCAGGATATATTTCATTGTTTTGGAAGTTTGTTTTTAGAATTATTCTCTTTGACGGTGCTGTTTTCCCGCATCGCATTGACGGTGCTGTTTTCCCACATCGCATTGACGGTGCTGTTTTCCCGCATCGCATTGACGGTGCTGTTTTCCCGCATCTCGTTCACGGTCGAGTTTTCCCACATCTCGTTCACGGTCGAGTTTTCCCACATCTCGTTCACGGTCGAGTTTTTAATTACCTCTATGATAGCATTTTTTACCGTTCTGATTTTTACCCCCTCGGCTACAATAAAAATACCGCCCATTAATAACTTACGGTCTTCTGTGATGATCCGTTTCTTTACGATTTGATATAACTTTCTTTCGGCATTTTCCATCATAGCATCAGTCAACCAATCTGGCTTTATATCTTCGTCAATCCTTAGTTGATAGGATGATAAATTTGTCAGGTCGTCACTGGTATATTCCAGCTTTGCAAACCTGCCGGGCTTGTCATCATTCAAGGAATAAAGATCAATAATGTCTTCGTGCGATGAGGTGTGAATGTCATGGAACAAGTCTCCGTTTGGTAAAATAATGGCTGAATAGAATTTACACATGGCTATTGTTTTTGATTGTTAATTGTTTCGTTATAATCTTCGCAGATATTCTTTACAGATTCCAGAAACTTTTCAGATTCCTTTTTCATATCGGTAAACCATTCCGGTAATTCCGTTTCGACTGGTTCTTCCGCGTGCAAGCGGATGATTTCATTTACCGCCGCTTTGCGGATTTCCAGAATGTGATTAGGTTCACCTTCAAATGTATCGGCAAAATCCATAATGGTGACCTCTTGCACCTTTTTAATGATCGCTGTTATTGAATGACGTTTCATGGATTCAGTCTTTGTATTTTCTTCATTATTTCCGTTACCTGTTTGGCGGTTAAGTGTCCAATTACATCATTTGTAATCGGTGTAGTATAGCATAATTCAGATTCATTCTCATTTCCAAACAACACCGCGACCTCCCATTCTTTTTCATTATTCGTATAGGAGCCATAACCAAGACTACCAATTTTAAAACGGATAACAGAAATACCATAACCGTTTTCAAAAAACATCAACCCTTGTAAACCTTCTCCATCGGTGTGTGGTTTGAATTTTAAATCTTTAAATATTTTCATGATTTTAGTTTTTGTCAAAGTTTAAAGATAAAGGCCGGGCGGTAACCTGAGAGGTTACACCAAGATACCGAACGCCAGCCCGGAGTACCTGGCTGCCCGACCTATTAATAAATATTTTGTTTATGCTGGCGTTCATGAAAACAAAGATACTAAAATTGATATAGCAAAGTCAAGTAGAATCGTTATAAATAACTGATTTTGACGTTAATGTTATTTAGATCAATTAAAAATAAGGCATGAAAAAGCCGGGATGAGGTTCCCGGCCAGACCGTCTATTCTTTATATATGTTATTAATACTTAATCGTTCGAGTGCTTTCAAATAACAATCTTTTGCATCTTCTTTATTATCGAAAGTGCCTAAATGGATTTGTGCCGTCCATTTACTTGTTTTCTTATTATAATGTATACCAGGTGTACCATTATTAAGTATTGATGAATGGCAAAGGTTTTCACGATTTGTTAAATATTCCAGGTTTTCAACATTATTATTTAATTTATTTCCATCCTTATGGTTAATTAATAAATCAGACTTTCTAATAAACGTATTGGCAACAACTCTGTGTATAAGGTGTGATTTTAATTTACCTCCAATAGAGAATACCAATCTATTGTAACCTTTTTTATTTATACAAGGTTTTCTAAGCCTGTATTTATTATAGAATAAAGAATAAATATCTCCTTTGGGTGTACAGAAATAGTTTTTTAAATAATCTATTTCTTTAGCGTCAATTGGTAATTCATTAATATATGTCATAATTCATAGTATAAAAATAAGGGTTCATTTCGCTGAACCCTTTAGGCGGCTTAAGCTACAGCTCTAAGTTGAGGCTCAAACATTTGTTTAACGTTGTCATTTCTGACAATTCAAGTCCTACTCTTTGCATATTGTCACACTGTCAAAACCAAACACCCCCAAATTCAGGGAAGCCCGTTAAGCCTTCCCCGTGATCTTGCAACGCATGGTTGTAGATTCTAACAGCACTAAGGCGGCTGGTTAACCTTCCAAGTGATCGGAGTGGAGGTGACGGGATTCGAACCCGTGTCCAGAATGTTTTATCAAAGTATCAACGAACTTAAAATTTCTTAAAAAAACCGGGAAGGTAACCGCACCCGCCCGGCCATGTTTACCAAAAATCATGAAAAAAACAGACACTAATTATTACTGCAAAGATAAGGAATAAAATAGCGGATGTCAAGCGAAATATAAGGCTGCTTCGCGTTCCCGGCGAAGTTTCAACCCCCTCAGTTCTTTACCCCCGGATTTGCACCACTTCATAAATTCATCTTTTATAGTTGGATCGAGTGGATCGGCTTTGGTCTTTTTTAGCAACGTCGAAACTTTAAAAGCCGTTGTGCCTAAATTGAAATTAAATGATACTAGGGCATCAAACTGATTTTGAGTAAAATTAATATCCAATTCGTTTAACTCATTCTCGCAAGGCCTTACATCTTCCTGCAATAAGATTTCCGCTTGATCAAGTGTGACCGTGTCGCCTTGCTTTACATTCCGGGTGTGACCGTAGCCGATTGTCCAGACACCAGCCGGACAAAGATAAGCCTCAAAGATTATCCCCTCGGAGTGCTTGATAAGATATAATCCTTTTTCAGATGTTTTCATGAAGGCGTTTAATTGAAATTTTGTAACTCATTTTCTAACTGATTAAATTTCTTTTCTGCTTTATCTTTATCCCGAAACGACCATGCCCAAACTCCGAAATCTTCATTCCCAGGAAATGCAATATGCTCCGGAATCAACTTTCCATGAAATACACATTCCTTTCTTATCACTTTGCGGAAAACTTCATAATAGTAAATACCGTTTATTTGGTCATAACATTGGCTATAAATGAAGGCCTTTTCACCTGACTTGATGCAAGTATAGTCAAAGTGGTTTTTGCGTATGTTTAAGGGTAATGTATTAGTGGTTTCCATTTATGATATTTTAAGGAATTCTATAATTGCATTACACCTCTTTTCAATTTCTTTATCTTTTTCTGTTGGTGTGAATTTCAATAACTTAAATTCCAATTTTTTTACCCTTGCTGTTAATGCTTCTTTTGTATATTCCCTAAAATTATCATTAGGTGAATTCCTGTAACAAAGAATATTATTAATTACCTTTTCCTCATGAAACATGGCTATAATTTTTTCCAAAAGTACAAAATAAATCCCTTCATGTCAATACCTAAACCGCTATTAATAAGCATTCTAAATTAACAATTTAGATAAAGTTTAGCTAAAGTCTGGCAAAGTGTAAAAAAACGGATATACCCTTAAAACGCATTTTAAAGCGATTAGACGCACGCACTCTGAAAGCTGATAGGTAGTATCAAAAAGTTCGTAGCGCAGCCGACTTGATAATGAGATAGTTACGAAAATATAATATCGTGCCAAAGATCACGATTTTCAGCACAAAGAAATAATTTAGAATGAGACTAAATAGAAATTACTATTCTTCCTGTGGCAGCCAGGTGCGGATGTAATTATAGATAGCATTCAGGACATCAAGACCCTCTTCTATCCGCTGTTCCATCTCTTCATCCGGCAAATCAAACTGCTCTTTTAAAGCGGCAATGAGTTCCTGTCTGGCAGCCTCGTCAACTGTTACCAGTTTGAGGGCTTCTTTCACTTCGCCAAAATTAGCGATCGGATTCCAAAGGCCGGTGACGGCATTGGTAATTAACCCCCAGGCTTCGATCCTGGTGATTTTGTGGTCTTCCAAATCTTTCCTTATCTGAGCTAAAAAGCCAAAAAGGAATGCAATTAATTTAATCAAATGATCCATCGTATTTATTTTTAAAGGTTTATTTTTGAACGTTTGAATTTTTAAGTTTAGGCTCTTTCAAAGGGTCGTCCACGATCTGCCCCTGGTTGCCGATCTTCGTAGAAAAGTAACCTTTCCAGGCATGATGGACCAACCCACCACCGGCCAACACCCCACCCGTCCAGTTGGTAATGGCTAAAATATCCGGGCTTATGTTTGCTTTTACGAAAGATAGGTTTCCCAAAAGTAGTAATCCGCTTCCGATAATGGTTTTGTTACCATTCAACCACTTCCAAATGCTTTTCAGTGTCTTCATTGCAATTTCATTTTATTAACCACTTCGGCCAAGTCTTTTATGGCCTTGGCTAAATCCTTGTTAATCGTGTTTTGCTCTTTCCGCAGTTCATTTTCGCGGATGAAATAAGCGGCCAGCATCGCGATAATTATCAAACAGAGAAATGTGACAAACCATTCCATCATTTAGGTTTATTTGTGTCTGCTAAAAGTCCTAATTTACATTTAATCATTTTCAAGTCGAGCAATAAAGAATCCGCTTTTAGGTTAGCATCTTCTAATTGCTTAATGGTATCGTAAACCGGTACTAATAACTGATGTTCACCCCTGGTTGACAAGGTATCGTAACTGTCCGGTTTCTGACCGCTAACGACGAGGGTTAAACACCCCGTTAATAACAGCATCTTTGATAGTCGTAACATCTTTCTGTATCGATTCGAGTTTACCGTTCATGTTTGCAACCGCTTCACCTTGCACTTTTTGCACTTCGCGCATCTCTTTGTTTTCCCGTTTCAATTCATCCCGGTCCGCCTTTAGCTGAGAAATATCTACTTGGTTAACTACAAAAGTACTAATGATTAATGCAAAAAAACCAAGCCATTTCAATATCTCAGAGGTGGATATTTTTATACTTTTTTCCATCGCAAATATATTTCATAAATTACAAATATAAAAATGATTAAAAAGGTGAAAAAATAAACCGGGGGGACCTGCCAAAAGGCTGAATATTCTTCCAGTGACGAATTGATACAACTCAATTCAATAACTAACCGGGACGAAAAGATAAGCGCAATAATAAGATATATCCGTGATTTCTTCCTAACCATCTCAATCAATGAAACCGATATAGCAAATAGATACTGACAGACAAAATAAGATACCTGCCAGTTCACTGAATTGTCAGACCATTGATCGTAAACAGCTAGGAAGATAATATAGCTTATCAGCGCGTATATCATGGAGCCGGTGGGTGTTTTACCCTGCAAGCCGGGTTAACATCCATCCCCGCCGCAAGTAGTTGATCATCGATGATTTTTAATACATCGGTTGAATAGCTGTTTTCTATTTTGTTTTTTAACAGCGTGGCAAATTCGCCCGCTTGTTCCGGCTGCAAGTTTGCAGCTACGGAGTCGACTAATTCTTCCAGTGTCATTTCATTATTCCGTTAGTTGTCCCGTAAGCTATCTCATAATAAGGGCTGTAAGAGTCCTTTGAATAGATGTCCAGGATGCGCTGGGCGTGCTGGATGTAGGTCGTTAAACCATCTTCCGTGACCTTCCATGAGCCGTCATAAACAGCTATCTTAAAGGACGTAGATAAG